AAAATGCGAAGTGCTTTTTCAAAAGACATATTTTTAATGACTATTTTTGGCATGGAACCCCTGAAGCTCTAGTGAGGCGACAGAGGTCATTCGCAAGGTTGTTTTGATTATCGACAGTAGCTTGAAGAAATGTTTTTACCCAAGCCATATCAAACGCAAAGTCTGGATTGTGCGTATTAATACCAAGTTTATAGCACTCTGTAATAAGTGCTTCCATTAGTTGTTCTGTTTGTTTGTCTGCTTTCTTCTTTCGAGGAAAGTCTATTACATTGTCATTCATCTTTTTTCCTTTTAAATGTCCACCCACGCGCTCGTAAGTAGTTAATTTGTGAAACTATTGAACTATGTGTTCTATTCAGTTCTTCTATGATTTCAACAAGAGGCAAAACATTATAGTTCTTTTTCAAATAGTTTCGTTCCTTGTCTGACCATCTTTTTCTTTTTCTTTTGTTTGTCCAACCCTCGACTAATCTACTCATGTGCCAGTAGTAGTGCTACTGCTTGTTGATGTAGTTCCTGAAGTAGTTGTTCCTACAGTAGTTGTAGTTGTTATCGACTCTGTTACAGTGCTACTACTTGTAGAAGTAGTTGTTGTGACTGGTGCAGGAGTTGGTTCTGGTGCGGGACTCGGACTTGGTGTCGGAGTAGGCACTGGTTCTGGCTCTGGAGTAGTGATTGGCTCAGGAAATCGAGACCAATTTACTTCGTCCAGCAAACTACAACTTGATACAAAAATCAAAGTTAAAATCATATTTATTATTTTCATTTATATATTATACTAAATCCAAGAGCAAAAGTCAAGAATTATTTTTAAGATTGTTGAAAAAATAACTTGACAAGAGGTTCTCATTTTGGTATAATATATAAATGGAAAATTTAATAACAAATGTAGATTTCGCCTATTTAATATTCTTAGCAGGTGCTACTGGTCTCGCTTATTACTTTGGTAAAAAGGAAGGGATTGGTATTACTCTAGATTATATGAAACATCAAGGACACATAGATTTCGAAGAAGATTAGAAAAATAATTCTTGACATTAGGTGAAAATTTTAGTATAATATATGTAATGGGTAGAGGGCTCTATCCATTATTTTAACGCGTCTACACCGAGAGGGTAGACAATTAATACCGAAAAGGGTTAAGGAGAAAAATATCATGAGTATTGATTTAAGTAAATTTTGGCTTGGTTTGGATATGCCTAGTATGCCGTCTTACACGGAAACTAGCTACCCAAGATATAATGTAATCGAAAATAAGGGCAACTATCGTATTGAAGTCGCAGTGCCAGGTTGGAAGAAAGAAGAACTGGAGTTAATTGCCGATGGCGAGGAACTTCATATCGCAGGGAAAAAAGAGCAAAAACTAGAGGTGGACGAAAAATTTGTTCATCAAGGTTTAAGTTTGAAATCTTTTGAACGAAGATTTATTCTTAATCCAGACTTACAAGTAGACAAAGTTAATCTACAAGACGGGTTACTGACAATCGCTCTGTCTAGGACTCCTAACTCTAAGAGGAAAATCTTGGAGATAGATAGTGGAAACATTAATTGAAATAGGACAGAGTATATGCGAAGATGGGAGTTTATGTGATAAAGTTACGAATACAACCTTATTATTTTTTGTAGGGGGTGTGTTATTTTACAGCATATCATCTTTAGTATAGACTGTCAAACTAGTAAGTGCCTCGCTCTGAGGCACTTCTTATTTAGGAAAAACAATAATATGAATATATCAGCAGAAGGCTTAGGTTTAATTAAAAAATTTGAAGGTTGTGTGCTAGACGCATACAAATGTCCAGCAGGAGTTTGGACTATAGGTTATGGACATACAAAAGATGTGCAGCCTGGTGATTCGTGGAGTCAATCTCACGCAGAACATATGTTAGAAGTAGAGCTTGAGGAGTATGAATCATACATAAAAGACCTTGTAAAAGTAAACTTATCACAAAACCAGTTTGATGCCCTAGTATCATGGGTATACAATCTCGGCCCAGCTAATCTTAAAGCCTCAACACTTTTAAAAGTGCTAAACGCAGGAGAATATGACGAAGTGCCAGCACAAATAAAAAGGTGGAATAAAGCAGGTGGGCAAGTCTTAGACGGCTTAATCAGAAGAAGAGAAGCAGAATCATTACTATTTTGTGGAGAAGATTGGACTAATGTCTAAGGACAAAAAAGGAATAAAATTAAACATACCAAACCATTTGCTCATGGCAGCAGGAAAACACGCGGCTGAAAGAGGAATGACTTTAGAAGAATACATTGAAGAATTTATAGGAATATTACAAAGTGAACAAGATAAAGGAAATTTGGAACTGGATAGTAAGTCTATTCAGGACAAGATATCGACTTATAGTAAGTTATAATTCGACATATGGCGACGCAGATGACCAAGAGTTTATCGTGCGTAAATTCTATACTAAAAAAGAAAAGTATTTAAAGTTCAAAACTGATGACAAAGAAGTAGTAGAAATACGAGGAGCAGAAGGGCTCAACTATAAAATACAGGAGATGTAATGAATCAATTTTTGATAGGAATCATATTAGTATTAGGACTAGGAAGTTATTGGCTTTATCAAGAGAATGTTACGCTTAAAGCAAATAATCTTGCATTAGAGGGAGCACTCGCTACCCAACAAGAAGCAATAGAAACATTACAAAATGATTTCACACTACAAACACAGCAGCTAAATGAAATGACAGTAAAAAGTCAAGCTGCACAAAGAGAACTGAATAGATATTCAGAATTTATAAGAAACTATGAACTGAGTGCTAAAATAATGGGCGACCCAGTTGAAATGCAAAGGAAAATAAATAATGGAACAAAACATATTATGGAAGACATCGAAAAACTCAGCGTTATTGTTGATGACCTCGATGATGGTCTCCAATTGCAGTCTACTGCCGACTAAACAGATAGAAGTAAGTGCGAAACCAATAGAAAGGAAGATAGTTCAACCTATCATGCCTCGTGAAATAGATTTAAGAGAAGTTCAATGGCTAACTATTACACCAGAGAACTTTGAAGAACAATTTGCTATAATCGAAGCACAAGAAGGAGAATTAGTATTTCTTGCAATGACTATTCCAGATTATGAAACAATGGCATATAATATGCAAGAATTAAAAAGATATATTACAGAACTAAAAGATGTGGTAGTATATTATAGAAAGGTAACTACAGAAGATGTTTCAGTGGATAAAGAACCTAATTAGTTTATGGGGTCTACACAACGATTCGCGTTGGTTTGAAAAGAACCCAGCAGCGCAAATGCGCTTTGAAGATGTAGAAGATTGGTGTGAAGAATTAGAAGATAGAGTAATAGAATTAGAGTCAAACTCACACCCATGTAAAGAGCTTCACGAGTTTGAAGCATATCCAGATTTAATTAAAAGAATAGAGCAGTTAGAAAACAAATGATAGATAGTGAAAAACTAATTAGTGTATTAGAACAAGGTATAGTTCTAATTGAATTTAAAAGTTTAAAAAGTAATAAAATCTATAGTAGAGAGTATACTTTACATGATAGTTTTATGCCTTTGTCAATGAAAAGTCAAGAAGGCGATAAAATTCTCTGCTATGATATAGAGTTTCAAAAAATGGAGGACATACAAATAAACACAATCCAAAAGTATGTTCCTCTAGAAAAACTTTCCTAATAAGGAAAAAGGCTCGCTTGAGCAAAAGGAGAGAAAAATGTTAGAATTTTTCGAATGGATAATAAGATGGATAGTGGTGATTCCATATTTAGTAATGGGCGCATCTTTAATAGCAGCGCTTACACCTACACCAAAGGACGACGGCTGGGTAAAGAAAGCCTACTGGGTCTTAGACTGGGTAGCACTCAATGTCGGTAAAGCAAAGGATAAATAATGGCAGAAACGGTAGCTGATAATAGCAGAAACGAAGTTCAGATAGACCTTGAAAAGTATATGAAGCTAGTTGATAAACTCGACGCAGCGGAAGACTTGATTGAGAAGATGAAACAAGACCGAGCCAGAATGAAACCTGGCAAACGTAAATTTATGGATTTATTCTTAGATGATAATGACATAAATGAGAAAGCAATCATTGGTTTTATTTCCTTCTTCTTAATGACAGTATTTGGTGTATGTGATTTAGTGACTGCATTTTTAGGTCAGGACTTGGTAATATCAGATACCATCTATACTTCATTCGTTATAGTAACATTGGGAGCATTTGGTATCAGTGAGGCTGGCAAGGCCTTTGGTAGTAAATAAAAATAGTTCTTGACTTTTGCTTAAATTTTTTATATAATATACTATATGAAAAATGAAAAAGACGAAATACAAGCGAGTAGAACCGCCTCAAACGAGGTAGAGTCTACTCGCTTTTTTGATGATGAAGAAACAGAGTGCCACATTTGTTGTAGCACTTTAGACGAAGATGGACTTTGTCCACAATACAAATGTTGGAGATAAATGAATTTATTCTACCTAGACGAAGATTTAGACAAGTGCGCTCAATATCATGTTGACAAGCACATAGTTAAGATGCCGTTAGAAGCAGCTCAGTTGCTTTGCACGGCAATATGGGTAGATGAAATGTTAGGTCATGTTCCTCGCGCACTTAATGCTGAAGAGCGAGAAGTGCTAAACAAAGAGAAAGCTGCTATTAAGCACTTACCCTTAGAGGAACGACCTCTAACTCCATACTTGCCAATGATGTATAACCACCCATGCACAATATGGACTAGACAATCATTGGATAATTTTGAGTGGGTTCATTGCTACGCAAATGCACTTAACGATGAATACCATTATCGATATGGCAAATTACACAAATCAGTGGTTGAAGTAATCAACAAACTGCCAGAACCGAAAAATATGCCCAGAAATGGACTCACTCCTTTTTTAATGGCTATGCCTGATGAACTCAAAGATGAAGATGATGTCATCGGTAGCTACAGGTTGTATTATCATACAGATAAAGCAACTTTTGCTAATTGGTCACACCGAGAACAACCTGACTGGTGGGACGAAGGCTTAGCATGGACAGATAGAAGAATAACAGCAGGGTAAGAAGTGAAACAACTTTGGAATGATTACATGATTAATACAGTAGTAATATATAGTAAAGAAAATTGTGGCTATTGCAAAATGGCAAAACAACTAGCAGAAAGTAAGAAATGCAATGTAGAATATAAAATGATGGGCACAGATTATACTGCTCAAGAATTTATGAAAGAGTTTCCTACAGCTAGGACTTTTCCACAAGTAATATACAATGGACAGAAAATCGGAGGCTATTCTAATTTAGTAGAAGTGCTGGAAGATGGAGTATAAGTTTAACGAAGATAAAGTACTAAACTTAGTAACAAATCATATAGTGCAAACTTATGATAAACACTACTCGCAGAATAAAATTCAAACAACAGAATTTGTTTTTGACTGCGGACATGGAGAAGGGTTTTGCATTGGTAATATAATAAAATATGCCCAGAGATATGGGAAAAAGAATGGAAAAAACCAAGATGACCTTTTAAAAATTATTCACTATGCTATTATTTTATTAGGTGAAAATATAGATGAAACAAAATCTCTACATGAGGTAGATAAGTGGCGATAAGAAGTAAATCACATGAGAACTTATCAGACACTAACATACAAAAAGTAGTTGGGTTATTAGGACAAGAAAAACCAATAACTAAGAGAGAAGCCTGTGATATTTTGAATATTAGGTATAACACGACCAGACTTCAAAAAATCATAGATGATTGGAGAGATACTCAAGAATTTCGTGCTATAAGGAAAGCACAAAATAAAGGTAAAGGTGCAACTGAAGATGAACTACGAATGGTAGTTCAATCTTACATAGAGGGCGATAATATATCAACTATTGCTGATAGAATATATCGTTCAGCTGCCTTTGTCAAAGCAATTATAGAAAGACTTGGAGTGCCTCAAAAATTAGCAGAATCAGACTGGGCAGGCATGAGAAATGCCATGCTACCTGAACAATGTGTAGCCGAAGAGTTTGAATACAATGAAAAAGTATGGTATCCTAGACATAATAAATTTGCGATAATTAAAGATGAAATTACGCAAAAGTATCAGTCAGAAAGAGGGGGATATGCTTGTTATGGGAACATAACGCAGTGTGTAAATTATGAAGATAAGTATGGAGCTAAATGCTATAAAGTATTTATACTAGAGCCATGCGATACTTCTAAAACATTTTTTCCTTGGCTTGATGGTTCGAGAACAGGATATTGGGGCAGCGCCCTAGCTTATGAAGTTGGAAGTCTACGACATTTACAAAAATACTTATAAGGAAATGAAAAATCATGTGGGACTTAATCTTAGTAGCATACTTTTCGGGAGTAGTAGTTGCAATGGCGACATTATATTATCCTAGTTATAAAGTAATAAAAGCTACAACACCTAATAATATATTAGTGCAAAAACCGATACTTAGCACTCTTGTAGTGCTACTTATTTTTTGTGTTGCATTCCCTTTTGTTGTGTATTCTTTTTTATTTGAAGAAGATAAATTTATAAAAGGATTTGCACGAGGAGTCACAGGAAAAGATGAAATTTGAAAAAGACAGTACAGCTTATACTACCTATGTAGATGGGGATAGGAGAGCTGATGTGATAAAGATTGATAACAATTGGGGTTGTCGACTTTATAAAAATGGAGAATTGCTTAAAACTGAATTTTATAGAGGACATGGAGAAATGTACGCAGAAAATGCTGCAGAGAATTTTGTTTTAGGTATTAAAAAAGTATGACAGAATTTGCATACACAACTGACGCATGGGGTAGAAGATATCATGTTAGTCAGTATAAATTAGAAGAACACAAATATAGAGGTTGGTTTTGGGAACATGAAACAAAGATGTTTTGGAGATGGAACGATATGATTGACTATTATAGGAGAGAAAAGAAGAATGATTGATTTAATTTGTATAATTCTAATATTTGCTCTTATGATAGGAGGAATATTACCAGACCCAGACCCCTCTGATTTTATAAGGGATTAATATGAATTACTTACTAGAAGCATTATGTAAAAAATTAGAAGGCGAAATTGAAGTAGCCAAAGCGAATGTAAAAGTATATCAGATAAACTCTGCGGGTATAGGAGAACACCCTGACATCGTTGAGGCTATCGAAAGTCAAATAGAGAAGATAGCAACAGCAGAAGATAAGTTAGCGGCAATCCATAACCATTTTGGTTACGGATACAAAAATAGTTCTTGACATCGCACTTATATTTTAGTATAATATATTTATGAGTGATAGATTTTACACGCAAATGAAAGACGCAACAGGTTGGTGCCCTGGCTACAGAAATACCATATCGGTTGCAGAATATGAAAATAAATTTGGAAAATTAAGGAGAAATAGAAAAATGGCTTGGACTGATGAGAAAAAGCAAGAAGCAGTAGATATGTATACTGCTGAAGAACCAACTCCAGAAAATAGTATGGAGATTGTGAAGGATATCGCTGAACAGCTAGAAGAATCACCTAATGGTGTTAGAATGATTCTTACAAAGGCAGGTGTATATGTGAGGAAAACTCCAGCACCTAGAAGTTCTAATGGCTCGGGAGGCGGTGGTAGAGTAAGTGTTGCTGATGCCCAATCTTCTTTAACAAGTGCTTTGAGTGATGCAGGTCAAGAAGTTGACCCTGCTATTATATCGAAGTTGACTGGTAAAGCAGCAAATTACTTTGCACAAATAGTAAATAACCTAAACAATTAGTTTAGTTTTGTTTCGCTAGGGTAGTTATACTGCCCTAGTTTTTTGCATCTACAAGTTATAACCATTAAGTTTACGATTCAAATTATCGTTTGTTAGATAAACTTGGAGGGATTATGACAAAAGATGATTTTAAAAGAAAAATAGATGATGCTGGCGATGCAGTCATCACTTATAAGAGTAAGAACTCGCGAAGATCAAAATACAATATTTGCACTCGTGATTTTACAACTCCGTATATCGCTAATAAAAGAAATAGAGCTAAAGAAGCTCACGATACAGTCTTACTATTTTGTTGGGATACTGACTCATATCGCTTATTAATGCCTAGGAACATCATTAGTATTGTTCCTCTTAATAGGATAATTAAAAATGATTGATTTAGTAAACACCCCAGCAATATATGAAAGAGTAGTTCAAGAGACCGACACCAAACAAATTAGATTAGTAATTAATACATTTAGAGGTGTTGAGTATATTTCATTACGAAAGTATTATTTAGATTTTGATGAAGAATGGTTGCCTTCAAAGGAAGGTATTACTATGCCTATAGATATTGATAATGTTAGATTT